GTTAAACGTTGCCGGAATTTATACCGCAGAGCAGTTTGCAGGTAAGAAACGTAAAACCTCAGATGGTAAGACAAAGAAATTAGTTGGTATTGTATGTAATCTTGAAGATTATGCACTGGGGGCAACCAAAGGTGGAGAAATCAGCCATTTCACACAGTTTGACATTGATTTCAACCAGGAAAAATCTCTTCTGGAAACTCGTGTCTCTGGTGCCCTTCACAGAGTGTACTCTGCTATTGCAATTGAAGAAGATGTGACGGCATCCGGTAACAGTGTGAGCGATACAAGTGATCATGCAGCAGGCTGATCGTAAAGGAGAAAAATCAAAATGAAGTTTCATGGAATAATCGGCTATGCGGTTTCTTCGGAAATACGACCGGGCGTGTGGTCGGATGGAATTACAAGACGTGAATGCTACGGCGATCTGATTCGTAACACTCGTCAATATCAATCATCTGATACGCTTAATGATAATCTTAATATATCAAATGAAATCAGCATTGTAGCCGATCCATGGGCTCGCGATAACTTTCATTTGATGCGATATATCGAGTTTATGGGTGCTAAATGGAAAATTACAAATATTGAAGTTCAGTATCCGAGACTGATATTAACAGTTGGAGGTGTGTACAATGAATCGACGACTGATGCTACATAATCTTTTATGTGGGATATTATCCTGTCCTACATCTGGGGATAATTGTAGAGTCTATTTCCAGCCACCTTCTTCTGTAAGAATGAATTATCCCGCCATCGTTTACGCTCTTGATGACATCAAGAATACATTTGCGAATGACGGGGTTTATTTATCTAAAAAAAAGTATTCAATAACAGTGATAGATAGCGATCCGGATAGTAAATTGATTGAAAAAGTATCAGCACTACCAACTTGTCGGTATAACCGGCATTACACTAAAGACAATTTGAATCATGATGTCTTTGAAATATTTTATTAAGGAGGAACAACATTTATGAAAAAGAAACTTGTTTGGGATAATACTGGTGAACGTTTATACGAAACCGGTGTGAGCAAAGGTGTTTTATATCCAATTCAGCCTGGAGGGGTGTATACAAAAGGTGTTGCATGGAACGGATTGTCTGCGGTTACAGAGAGTCCATCTGGAGCAGAAGCTACAGGACTTTATGCTGATAATATCAAATATCTCAACCTTATCTCAGCAGAAGAGTTTGGAGGAACGATCGAAGCTTATATGGCGCCTGATGAGTTTGCAGAATGTGACGGTTCAGTTGAAGTGGCTCCGGGAGTTTATGCAGGACAGCAGAGTAGAAAAATGTTTGGTCTCGCATACACTACCATCATTGGTAATGATGTGGATTCAAATGACCATGGATATGAGATTCATCTTGTATATGGATGCATGGCTTCACCATCAGAAAAAGGCTATGAGTCTGTAAATGACAGCCCTGCGGCACTTACTCTTTCTTGGGACTTTACCACAACACCGGTTAATATTACATCGGTTGTGGATGAAGTGACGAAGTTAAAACCGACAGCCACATTAGTGTTTAAATCAACTAAAGTCGATGCAAAGAAAATGGCAGCACTGGAAGAGATTCTGTATGGAAAAGATCCAACAGGTGATGATGCTAACGATGGTGTCGAGCCAAGACTTCCGTTACCGGATGAGATTATTTCAATTATGAAAGCAGTTGGTTAACAAGTAAAAGAGTCGTATTCAGTCAGGCTGGCGACTCTTTTTTTTACGAAAGGAGATAATGATTATGTTAAAAAAGACAATAACTTATACAGATTACAATGGTGTGCAGCGTACCGAGGATTTTTGGTTTAATCTCTCTAAGGCCGAAATCATGGAAATGGAAATGGGAACCGCTGGCGGATTAGCTGAAATGTTACAGAACATTGTAAACGCACAGGATGGTCCAGCAATTATTAAGACATTTAAAGAATTAGTTCTTAAAGCTTATGGCGAAAAGACGCCGGATGGAAAATACTTTAGAAAATCTCCTGAAATTTCAGAAGCATTTTCTCAGACCGAGGCATACAGCGATTTATTCATGGAACTGGCAACAAATGCTGATTATGCGTCTGAATTTGTAAAAGGAATTATTCCACGTGATACTGATACCGTCATGACAGCAGAAACAGCGTCTGCAAACAAGATCGTTTCCATTTAAAAAGAGGTGGGTGAGTTATGCTTGAAATTGTAATACCGCCCATTGAATTTTGGGATGAAAAGAATGAGATATTTGTATATGCAGATGAACAGAAACTACAGATAGAGCATTCATTACTTGCAATTTCAAAATGGGAGAGTAAGTGGAACAAGCCATTTCTTACAAAGGGTAATAAAACATTGGCTGAATTTGTGGATTACATAAGATGCATGACAATTACAGAAAATGTTGATCCAGAAATTTATAATCGATTGACGGCTAAAAATATTCAGGAAATTGAAGAATACATGGGGGCTTCAATGACAGCATCCACAGTTCCGGAAGAAAAAAATACTTCACATAACCGGGAGCAGGTTACATCAGAACTTGTGTATTATTGGATGCTATCCTTAGGTATTCCACCTGAATATGAAACATGGCATTTTAATCGTTTAATCATGTTGATTAGAATCTGTAATTTCAAGAATCGACCACCAAAGAAACATAGCAAAAGAGATATATATAGCAGACACGCGGCGATAAACGCAGCGAATAAAAAAAGATTCAATTCAAAGGGGTGACAGTACAAGATGAGCAATAGTAAATTAATAAGCTACACCAAAATCAGTCCGAACAAAACCAAGTCGAGAAAACATAGCATTGACAGAATTACACCACATTGTGTTGTTGGACAGCTTTCAGCAGAGAGCATTGGAAATTGTTTCGTAAGCCCAACAAGAAAAGCAAGCTGCAATTACGGTATAGGTACTGATGGACGAGTTGTTCTTTGCGTAGATGAAAAAGATAGAAGTTGGTGTTCATCGAACTCAGCAAATGATAACCGTGCAGTAACGATCGAGTGTGCTTCAGATAAAACAGCACCGTACGAGATGAACGATAAAGTTTATAATTCGCTTGTTGGTTTGTGTGTAGATATTTGTCGGCGCAATGGAAAAACAAAGTTGTTATGGATTTCTGATAAGAAAAAAGCATTAGAATATTCTCCCAAATCTGACGAGATGCTGATAACAGTTCATCGCTGGTTTGCAAACAAGGCATGTCCGGGCGATTGGCTGTATTCGAGATTAGGAAAACTTGCACAACAGGTTACAGATCAATTATTAGGAAGTGCTGTATCGGATGTAACAGAAAAAGAAGAATCAACACAGAAAGCATTTAAAGTAAAAGTTTCGACTAAGCAGCTTCGGATTCGAAAAGGTCCGGGGACAAACTATGGATTAACCGGTGCGTATACCGGCGTTGGCACATTTACAATTGTTGAAAAACGTGCTGGTGCAGGTTCAGCTGCTGGTTGGGGGCGATTACAGTCCGGTGCAGGATGGATAGCGCTTGATTATGTAACTGAATTATAAGGAGCGTGTATATGATAACGTTTAGACAAAAGGGCGATTTTTCAAAGTTGACTAAATTCTTAGAGAAAGCCAAGGAAACAGTTAAAATCGGTGATCTTGATAAGTATGGTCGAGAAGGTATAGCAGCCCTTGCGTCTGCGACTCCTGTTGACTCCGGATTAACTGCAAATTCTTGGTATTACAAGATAGAGCAGAAAAAGGGGTCTGTATCAATCGGTTTTTATAACAAAAATATTCAAAATGGAGTTCCAATAGCAATCATCTTACAGTATGGTCATGCGACTCGTAATGGAGGCTGGGTACAGGGGCGAGATTACATCAATCCTGCAATCCAGCCTATTTTTGACCAAATTGCAAGCCATGCGTGGAAGGAGGTTACTGAGCTTTGAGTACAACAATCGACGAACGTGTTGTTGAAATGCGGTTTGACAATCAGAAGTTTGAACAGAATGTTAAAACCAGCATGTCTACAATCGAAAAATTAAAGAAAAGCCTCAATCTTGAAGGGGCTGCAAAAGGATTGGAAAATATTAATTCCGAAGCACAGAAGTGTAATCTGACACCTATGTCAAACGCTATTGAGTCTGTAAAAATTCATTTTTCAGGACTTGAAGTTATGGCGATTACTGCACTTCAGAACATTACAAATTCGGCTATACAGGCGGGAGAAAGAATGGTTTCCGCTTTTACAATAGATCCAATAAAATCTGGTTTCGAAGAATATGAAACACAGATTAATGCTGTTCAGACAATACTTGCGAACACATCAAGTAAAGGAACAACACTGGATCAGGTCAATTCTGCATTGGATGAATTAAACCGTTA